ACTCTTCTCAGTCAAAGTGAGACGTGTTGCCAATTACACCACAGGTCAATATTCTACAAAGGTAATTATAAATACAATAAAACCAAGAACATTATTCATTCATTTTTAGTTTTCTTCCTAATCTCCAACCATTTGGAATATCATCTTCCTTCCGTATTTTTTTATTTTCAATTTCATTTGTTATCCAACAAGTTCCATATTGTGAATTATTTTCACCCTTTTGTTTTATTGAATTTTTTGCCCCTATTTTTCTTTTTTCTTCGTCAGTATGTTTTTTACCAGTCCAATCACGATAACACTTTTTTGTTAATCGTGCATTTTTCATCATATTATTCCAATTTTCTCTATGTTGTTTAGCGTACTCAATATCGTTCTTTAATCTTTCTGCATGAATATTACCACCTTTCTTACCTCCCATTTTATGAAATAACTGTAAATCAACATTAATTGGTATCCCACCACTTCCCCCAACAACTAAATTCATACACATTGGGTCTTTCAATAAATCTTCATTAATTAAATTTTTTTCACGTTTTTTTAGTAATTTTCGAGAATCATAGAATTCAAGTATTTCTACATTATGGTTTTCCTTTCCATATTTATTAATTGAATACCAAAGTCTTTTTCCACTCCCAATATAGCAGTCATTTAAATTATCTGTCGAGTGCATTCCATAATAATAACGACCTGTGATTATGTTGGTGGTTTTATATATGTAGTGATATTTTCTTTCTTTTCGTGCCATCTTAGTAAATATTTCTCATAAATACTAATAGAGTACAAAAAGTTCAAGGCTGTCCCCACAGGATTCGAACCTGTAAACCTTTTGGGTGTCGGCTTCAAAGACCGATGCATTAACCATTCTGCCAGAGGACAATAAATTCCGTATTTTGGCGCATTTCTGCTCCGTATTTCGGCAAGTTGTCTCGGAGGGTTTCGAACCCCCACTCTTTTGATTCAGAGTCAAACGTGTTGCCAATTACACCACGAGACAATATCACGTAATAAAGTGATAAATCAAATTATCACGCTTTTGGGTGTTAGAGGGGAATCGAACCCCCGAAGCCTTGGTTCACAGCCAAGTGAAGATGCCAACATCTACGCCTAACACAGTAGAGTAAGTGGGACTCGAACCCACGACCCCCGCATCCCAAATGCGGTACGCTAACCAACTGCGCTACTACTCTATAACTATATAAAAGAACGATATTTGGGTGAAAGACGGGACTCGAACCCGCAAGATTCCTGATTCACAGTCAGGTGAGTCTACCAATTCCTCTACAAAGTATAGCCATCTGCAGTACACCCAGATATAAAAATAAAAAACCCCAGTCTTTCGAAAGGGGTTTTTAAATCTAAAAAATGTTACATGAATCATTTAGACATATTTTCCCCATTCAATATCCTGTGGATGTTGTTGCGGTTGGGGAACTATGTTTACTAAATTTTTCATCGTTTTACTTTGTTTAACTTGATGCAAATATACTCATTAGATTTATAAATACAAACATTTTACGAAAAAAAATTAAAAATGTTACAAAATATCATAAAAAATAATTGCACTCTTGATTTACAGAGTGCAATTATCATGATTTTAGTCAAGTCTTAAAATTTTACATAACCACTGTCTGGCGATAAAATTTTAAAAACCATTCATGATTTACTCAGACCTAACTTAATACGTAATTAAGCAATGACTTTCAAGTATAAATACTTTAATAATGAAAATTATTTACTATAAAAAACAATAATTTTATATTTTACATGAGTATTTATTTAAAATATTTCTCTATGAATAATAAAGATTTCATTAAAATCATCAACGAAGAAATTAAAAAGTTTGATTTTTTAAGTAATGATGAATTTCTTAAAGAGCAAGAATCCAATGAATTATTATTGGATGCAGACTTACAAAAACAATTTATTTGTGATGTACTTTTAAATAAAAACGATAAAGTAAAAATCATAAAAATTGAAGATTCTCGTATTAGTGGTAATTGGGATGAAAGTCCTGAAAATGCAGACAGCGTTTCATTGGATTATAATCTCAACATGTCATATCAATATGATTCGCTAAAAGAACCGCTTTTATTTAATTTGACCTTCCAAGCAGACAGTATAAATATTAGTGTTGATGGTTGGCAAGACAGTGGTAATTGGGGTGGTACAATGGCTGATGCAATTGAACCATCAGGTGATGCGTGGTATAATAGTTTTGATTGGAGCGATATTAATGTTAATTTATGGACAACCGATGGTCAAGAAATCAGTTTTGTTGCATTCGAAAAAGCACCACCAAGAATTAAGACATTGTTTATAAGACACTATACTCAAAATTTTATTGAAAGCAAAACACTTGAACTTCGAACACCTGAAATTAAAGATAAGGTTCAAAACGTACCATATTGTTAATAAAATGAATGAAGAAAAAAAGATTATATTAAAAAGAATCGATGAGTTAATTAGTAAAAGAAAAACTGAATTACTTAAAGGTTTACCATCAATACATGAAATAAGTGATGGTATTATAATACGTTTTTTTACCGAATGGGATGAATGTATCAATAACATTAAATACAAAAAAATAATAAATGATGAAAAACCCGAAGAAATTATAATGTTTTATTTTCTTCCCAAAGGTGCTGTTATTGAACGTAAAAAAAGAGATTATATTAAATCGATATTGTGTTTAAGCGGTGAACTTGAAATTATTGAAGCCAGCGACTCGTTTTTTCTAACGCAATATAAGAAAACACATCTAACATCTGATGAATTTCATGGAATTGCATTGGAAGATACCTATGTCATTACCACAAACATTTAATCACCATTTTTTGTTTTTACAACGTGATTTCGGACTTCTGACTTTTGCTGGCATATAGCAGCCACATAATTTACATGAATTTCTTTTTGTCAATTCTGGGCATACAACACAAATCTCAATTCTTCTTTTTGCTTCTTGTTCAATAATTGGATTTGGAAATGTAAAGTTCTTCCAACCAGCATAAATTTCTGACAATCTACTCATGCTAACGATAAATTATTCTTCCACCTTTACTTATTAACATATTCTTTGCTGGGTCTTTTTTGGCTTCCATCAATGCATTATGTAATACTTCTGGTGATGTAAATGCTCGGTCATAAACTCTAAGTTTTTGTATTCCACCAATAAAGCCAGAATCAAAATTTTGTTCAATAGTTAAACCCGACTTTCTTTCATCTTTAACCAGAATATCGGCAGCAGTATATGTGAAATCATTAACGAAAATCGTACCACCTGTAATTAATTCTGAACTTGATTCGATAAGTAAACCAAGATGTATAAATTTTTGTCCAGTATTGTCAAGTGTTCTGAACACACTTTTAACAGGTAACCAAGTATTGTCACCAGTTGAATAATAATTCTGAACCGATTCAGGTGTATTTCCATATCCAACAATTAATGCGTTTTCTGGTGTAACTGGAAGTCCTGATACTCCATAATACATAACACCATCAACAACCCATTGATAATCCTGTTTATCTGGAAACGGATGTAATCCTTTACCATATAAGGTTTGAAGATAATCTATGGTTACAGGAAATACGTATTCTATATCACTAACGACATTAATATCAACATCATCGCTATACATTAACACACTAATTTTATTGGTAGATTCTGGGTTAAAAATACCGTCAACAAACACCGACAATTCTGCAACATAATCACGATTTGAAAGCACGGAAATCGGTTGCATAAACTTAATGAAATAAGTATTACCTGTTCCACCAGTATATTCGATACGCATTACAGTTAAAGGATGTTCAACATTAGGTTCACAATTATCAACATATGTAAATGTTGTGCTATCGGCACTTAATGATAACCCCGCAAGATATGTGTCACCAGTTGGTGGTACATAACATTCTGTTGGTATTGGGTCTGGTTCAACAAAAAATCTCGAATTTATATATGCATCGTTTTGACCACTATATAATATGTAGGTCTGATAATCATAATGCCAAGATTCAGCAAGACCAAAACTACCACCACCCCAACTAATTGAAAATGGTACACCTAATTGTTTTTCTTTATCATTAGAAAAACCATGAAAATAAAATTCAGGAAATTCTTTAATAATCCAAATAGCACGACCATTGACATAAATAATTAATTTACCTAATCTTTGTGACGCACATTCCAATTCCAATGGGTCTGTGATTATATTATCTGGTGTAAATACCATACTAATCATTGTCCAACCAGTTGTCGGAAAAATGATTGCTGGTGAAGTGTTTGTTATGATAAGACCATTAGAATTGATATATTTATATGATAATCGTTTGTCTTGAGTTAATTCAAAAGCAATCGCATTGTTTTTAATATTATTTATTGGTGGTGCTTCGCTATATTTGGTTTTATACATGTTTGATTCTGGTGAACTAAATGTTGTTTGTAGAATTTCGTGTCCTTCAAGAGCATCAAGAAAATTATCAAGACTTGTTGTCACTCCACTTATTGTACTTCCAGTAATTGTTTCACCACTGAAATATGGATTATATTTGTCTTCAGCACGTGCACCCATCATATAAAATATACCCTCAGAATTTGGATAAAGGTATAATAAGGTCTCAATTGTTATACCGCTACCGTATCTGGCTGGTAATAATTCATAATTATATTCATTTAATTTAAAAAATCCTTGTAAATATCCACCGTTCAATTCAAAATAATTTCCACTCACGCCTGATGTTATTGCTGATATTGGTAAAAATTCAGTAATTGCAGTAACACCACTTGTTTCTTCGGTTGTTGGATTTTGAACGACATTATACCCGACCCTATACATCGAAAACAAATTATCTTTTGGTGTTAGTGTAATGCCACTCCACATGATGTTTGTTCTACCATTATCAAAAGCAGTTAATCCAAAATCAATTAGATTTATATCATCAGAAACAGCACCCGACCATTTAGTTAAACTAAATGATGTCAAACCCGTGTTTAAATCCCAAGATTTAAGGTCTGTTAGGTCAATATGTATTGCCAGATTACTGGTAATTATGTCGTTTAAGCATTCTAAATTCATTTTATACAGGAATTTATAATAAATACTAAAGTCATTTGAATATAGCAAAGTATTTATTTAAAATGACGAAATTAACTTAATATTATGATTAAAGATACTAAGCAACGATTATTCGAAATGATGGAAAGAGTTGGCGGTATGAAATTAAATGAAGGAAATTCATTACCCCCCGGTTTTCAAACAAATGATTTTATTGATTTGGAAAGTTTCGCAACAACTCCAAATGTTAAAGAAAATATTGAGGGTGTTGGATTGAATCCTGCTGATATTCAAACGATTACTGATAAAAGAAAAAGTGATGCTCCCCGTGATAGAGAAGACCCATATATTCATAAAAAAACAATTGAAATTGTTGATATGGGTGGAAATAAAATTGATGATAAAAAATTGGCAGCACTATTTACCGAAAGACCATTAACACTTTTAGGAACAAATGAAAAGGTGGGTAAAACCAACATATTAAAAATTTCATTACCTGCATATAAAGGTTTATTCTTTGACGAAAAAAATAAAGAATTCAAAGTTGTTGATACCTGTCCAAATGCTGGAAGATGCAAAGATTATTGTTTTCAACAAAAAGGTAGGTCTGTCATGTATGATAATGCAGCAATGAGTAAATCAAAAATTTTAAACTTTCTTTTAAATCATTGGGATGAATTTAGATATAAATTAATTGATGAAATTGAAACTGCCAGAATTAATAATGAGAGAAAGGGTTTAACAACAATTGTTAGATGGCACGATTCTGGTGATTTTATTTCCGATAAATACCTCGAATTAGCGATGGATATTGCAAGAAGAACACCAAATGTTTTGCATTATGCATACAGCAAAATGGTTTCATCAGCAAAAAAAGCAAATGTGCCAGATAATTTCATATTTAGATTTTCAATCGACCCAGATTCTCCCGAAACCCACTTAATTGACAAATTAAAGGATAAACATGCTGACGTAGTTCCAAAACAGGTATTTAAAGACTATATTAATGTAATTAAGAAACCAATTTTAAATAAAAAAGGTGAACAGGTTTTAAAACAAGGTAAACCAGAATATAAAAATATTTACCAATATAAATCACCAGAAGCACTCAATCAATTAAAAGATTTCATGGCGAAATTTTACGATATTGATAGAAACACGGTTATATCATCAGATGAAATGTTAAAAAAACCAGAACAAGGAAAAAATCTTTGGAATGTTATTGTAACACCAAGTGATGCAGATACCGCAGCACATCGACAAGATGTTCTGGGGGTATATTTATTAATACATTAATTAATTGAAATAAATTAGTATTTATATAAAAATCAATAAAATGAAAAGAAATGATAAACAAAGATTATTCGAAGTCATGAGTAGACTCGATAAAACATTCAAACCTAAATTAAATGAAGGTTTCGAAGAAATTGAAGCAACAGATGACGTTGAAGTACCTGCAGAAGAAACTGGTGAGACCCCTGAAATACAGGAAAAAAGTCCTGAAGAGAAACTTCAAGAATTAACTGCAAAGGTTGATGAACTTTATGCATTACTTCATGGAGAATCTGAAGAAGCACCTGCAGAAGAAACTGGTGTTGATATGGAAAATCTTCAGGAATGGAATTTCGATAAGAAAAAAGGTGAAAAGAAGGACGAAAAACCTAAAAACAAAACACAATTCAATTTCGACAAAAAAGAAGATAAAGAATCCGAAAAACATGAAGATTCTGAAACTCCTGAAGAAGAAGAAAAAGAACATAAGGAAAAAAAAGAATTGGATGAGGCTAAACCTAAAGTACCAGTAGCAGCAATTGCCAAAGTTGGTAAATAAAATAGATTTGTTATGAAAAAACCAATCAAAGATAGTAGAACACTATTATTTGAAAATATGGAAAAATTAAATCCTGATTTTCAAATAAAAAAACTTGGTGAAGCACAGTTTAAACCAGAATCTTACTTCAATACATTAAGTGAGGCACTTGAGGCTGCGAAACAAATGGCTGAAAGTAGAGGATTTACTATTGATGAAGATGATTTGTTCAATCAATTTGGTACTGGTGGTGTTGGATATGGTGAAACAAAACGTGGAAACATCACACTATATAAAGATGGTAAAGAACAAAGAAGAAGATTACAAATAATAATCTATAGAATTGAAACTGGTAGGTACGAATTAACAACATACATCAATTAATGTTTTATGAGAAAAGCCGACAATAAACAAAGACTTTTTGAAGTTATGTCAAAAGTTGATAAGACTTTCAAATATGATTTAAATGAGATTTCAACTGGTTTAGCACATAGAGCAGCAGATACTGCATTGCGAAATAAATGGAGTGGTGATAATCCAGAAATTACTCAACGTAAAGGTGGAAATCAAATGAGTAATTTTGCAACATATATCAATCCAGAATTGAAGAAGTATGTTTTGCAGAAATTTAGCGATGTTGAAGGTTTTGAAATGACTGGTAATTTGAACGTAATATATTTAAAATTTCCGATTGCAGAAGTTGAGCATGGAGTTAATACTAAAATAACTGGAGTAAATATTGTTATTTTTCCAGACAGATATGAAGTTAAAAAAATAGTGTCTGATAAAAGATATGATAATAATTCTAATTATCAAAAAGGCGAAGAATCTGGTGGTAGTGAATTATTATCACAAAAACATATTAGTATTTTGCCAACAATAATTAAAAGAATTCAAGCGGATATGAACGGAGAAAAAAGTCAATATAATCCCGTAAAACCTGAACCCATGCCTGAACCAGAACCTGTGGCAGAACCAGTTCAACAAGAACCAGTTCAGAAAACAGGATTTTTAAATAAATTAAAAAATAGGTTTAATTAATATCATGATGGCAGAAAGTAAAGAAAATAATGTTGAAATTAATAAACCCAAAAGGTATTGGTCATCACGTTTCTGGTCAAGAAACAATGTTACTGATATTTTAAAAGAGGTTGTTGAGCCAGATAGTGTTGATGTATCTACAATTCAAATGCATGATACATTAAGTCCACTTATTTGGGAAACCGATGAAGTCATAAAATCGGACGTAAGAAAGACATTATTAATGAATGCCAAGAGATTTATCGAATTTTGTGATGCCGAGAATCTTAAATTTAACGATATTATTCTTACTGGTAGTATGGCAAATTATAATTATAATGAAAATTCTGATTTAGATATTCACGTTATATTGGACTTTAATCAAATTTCGGAAAACAAACAATTTGTTGGTGATTTTTTTAAATTGAAGAAACAATTATGGGCAGATAAACTACCAATTCAAATAAAAGGGCATGATGTCGAAATGTATTTCCAAGATAGTGCAGAACCTCATCATTCTTCAGGCACATATTCTTTAATTAAAAACGATTGGTTAAGAAAACCGACAAAAAAAATCGTAAATATTGATACTGCCGATGTTCAATTGAAATCTGCAGATATTATGAATGCTATTGATGATTTGGAAACCAATAAAGACGAAAAGAATTTCATTAAAAAACATGAAACACTTAAGAATAAGATAAAAAAATATAGACAAACAGGACTTGATACTGGTGGTGAATTTTCTGTTGAGAATCTTGTGTTCAAAGTTTTGCGAAATACTGGATATCTTCAAAAAATGGTTGAAATGAAAAATGAATATCTCACACAAGAATTAAGTATGAATGAATTTATTAATTAACAATGAAAACATTTTTGGTAACAGAAGCACAATTGGTGGAATATGTTGAAAGCAAAAAGGCTGAAAAGGTATTCTATGATATTATTGAAGGTTTGCATAAAAATGTGAAATTCTTAAATGAAAACGTTTCACATAAAAAAGCAAATCAATCAATTATTGATGATTATATGAGAAAAAATTTATTAACACCCAGAGTTTCTGAGATGCTAATTAAAAATAAAATAATGAACGAAAAATATGAAATAATCTAACAAACATATTTTTTTGTTCTTAATTAAGTATTTATAAAAAAATATAACGTAAATAATTTACATTTAAAAAATTTTCAAATGAAAAAACATACATCAGAAGAAGCATTTTACGAAAGAATAAGAAATTTGGCTAACGTGAATAAGACTTCCGTAAAAGAATCACAAAACCGTACATTAGGTACTTTAATTGATTTCAAGAGAGCAGCAGACGGTGTTGCTTATGGCATTATTAAAGAACAACATAACTACTATATTAAAAAAGGTGGTCTTAAAGAAAACTTAACGGTTGCTGATTTCGCATATATTGGTGGTTTAGCAAATATCACCGAGTTTCAATATAATAAATTATCTGAAGCAGAAAAACAAAGAAATATGTTGTTTCGTACAATCAACGAAGCAGTTTCTTCAAAACCAAGTAAAACTGGTAGTAAAAAAAGATTAAATGAAGATGTTGCTGGTCAAGAAATTGATAATGCTGAAAGTAAGTTAGATGATTTAGATGCAGCAACAAGTGCTGCTGAAGTACCTGCTGAACCTGCTATGAGTGATGATGGTAGTGCAGAAATGGCTGCTGGACTCGATGCTATGGGTGGCGAAGAAGTACCTGCTGAACCTGCTATGGGTGGTGAAGAAGGTGATGCAATGCCTACTGACTCAGAAATGGGTGGTGAAGAAGGTGATGCAATGCCTACTGATGATGATGCTATGGGCGGTGAAGAAGGTGGTGATGGTGAAGATGTTGCTGTAGAAGACCCACAAAGTGAAAGCGAGAGAGAAATTGAAAAGAATCTTGGAAAATTAACAAATACATTAAGAAAAACCGAATTAACTGACTCACAAGTTAAATCATACGTAAATACATTCCTTTCAGCATTTAAAGATAAATTTCCTGATGTTGATATCGAAGATAGAAAAACGATGGCTGAAAAAATAACCAAAGTTGTTCCACCTGAAGATATTGAAGATTTAGGACAAAATGTTGAAGATACTGAAGGAGCACCAAAACCTGAAGAAGAAATGGCAGAACAAAAATGTTCTGAATGTGGTGGTTTTGCACAATATGCTGAATCACGTGGTTATGGTAGTGCAGAAGCACTTATGGAATGTGGTGAGGAAGAAGTTGGTAATCTTGTAAGTGGTTATGCAAATGCACATAGTGAAGGTCAAAATGATGGTGACCTTGATACTGTTGCTTTAGTAATAAAAGTAATCAACCCAGAATTGCTAAACACATTGAAAAATGATTATGGGCACGAAGAATATTCAGATAAATTAAGTCCAATTGTTACTGGAATGAACGAAAGTAGTGAAGAAGATAATATTGCGCAACTTAATGAATTATTTGGTGGATTAAATAACTTAAGGAAGGCTGCTGGTGCTGCTATTGGTGGTGCTGCAAAAAGTGCATATAATGCTGTTGGTGGTGCTGCAAAAAGTGCATATAATGCTGTTGGTGATGCTACAACACAAATTAAACAAACATATAATGCTGGTGAAATTAATCCTGAAGTTAAAAAACTCGAAGCAGTTGCTGCTAACTTAGGTAAGCAAATAGATGCTTTAAATAAGAGAATGGTGGGTGCTGGAAAACAACCAGTTAACGTTAAAAGTATTTTGGCAACTATTCAGAATCAAGTTGGTGCTGGTGGACAGGCTAATTTAAGTAAATTCAGAACAAATGAAGTTGAAGTTCCTGTTGATAGTACTGAAGTTCAACCAATGATGGAAGATAAATTAAAAGCAGGTAAAAAACTTAGTTCAACAAATGTTCCAGTAAAACCAATTACTGAAGAAGAGGAAGAAGAAGTCGATATTAATAATCTTGATGTTGATAGTGAAAAAGATAGTGAAATTAAGTTTGCTCCAGCAGCACAAAGTCTTGGTGGTGGTGTTGTAAAACCAAGTGGTGCTGAAACAACAACTGTTGAAGTAACTAAGGGTGGCGTTAATGTTACCATGAGTGAAAGTGAACAAAAATTAAGAAAATATATTCGTAACCGACTTGAAGAAAATGCTGGAATAAGAAAACCTGTATTAACTGAAACAAAAAAATCTGAAACATTAAAAAAACTTGATTCAACAATTGATAAACAATTTAAATTATTTGAATCACAGGCAATGAATGAAATTTTAGGTTTTAGTGTTAAAGAAAAATTTGCAAAATTAGACCCTAACAATGAAAATGAAGTTAATAAACTTTTCAAACAAGCATTCAATGATATTATGATTAACCCAAGAGCACAAGCAATTGCTATTGCTGCGGGCACAACACCTGTTGAAACCAAATATGATATATTAAGACAATATATTGCAAATGGTGGTGGAACATTGAGACTTCTTGATAGAAGTACTGTGAAATATGAACCACAGCAAACTAAAGATGCTGCCACACGAAGTCAATTTGCTGGTGGTGGAACTCAAGGTAAAACCAGTTTTGGTGGAACAATTGGAAAATAAAAATTAAACCCGAAGAAATTCGGGTTTTTTTGTAACATTCAGTTATATTTGTCGTATAATTGTTCTAATAAACATTATTATGACACAAAAAACATTTGACACGTTAAAGTTTAAAAGAACCTATATTGGTGGTTCAAAAAAACGTGAGTTAGAAATATTCAATAGAGTTCAAGGACTTGACGAAACTAATTCTGAAAGTGATTGGTTTGAATATCGTAGAATATATACTGAGTATTCATATAACTTATTAAATGTTTTGGTGAGTTGGAGGTATATCTTGAATATAATTAGTCATCTGTTATTAATTCTCACAATTCTTGTTGCATTAATAAACATATATGTTTCAATCACAATCTTCGTACTTGGAATTGTTTCCAGATTGGTTTATCTTATGGTAAAAAGTAAAGAATTAAATCAAATATTCACACATGATTTTGTACTTAAAATCGTGTCAGAAAAAATTCACGAACATACTGGTTTAATCATCACCAATTATTGATTGTCCATAGTATTTATAGAAAAATCACTATATGGACTACGATGATAATAAATTAAAACTGATTTACATTTTGAAAATTGGTTATAATGCTAAGGATGAAGGACTCTATGAATTTATTTTTTCATTAGACCCAACAAATATTGATGTTGAAGGTTGGTGTTGGGACTTATCACCAGCATGTGATAACGCATTACCACCAACTGAAGAATTTACTAATGCCATTTTTAATTTAAAAACCAGTTCTTTCGAATTATTTTGTTTACATGAAGCCGTTGATAGAGAATATATGCATGGTTATCACACGATTCATGCACTGGCATATGAACTTGAAAAAGAAAACGATGGTAGTTTTAGTGATTATGAAAAAATGTTTGAAAACGGTAATGATGATATTCCATTATTAGTGTTTCATTACGGTATGACATTAAGTAAAGTAAAAGATTTATTAAATTTTAGAAAAATAATATTGAAGAATAACGAATTTGTTGAAACTTCGTCAATAAAGTTTTAAAGTTCATCTCACCAATTGGGAGAAGGAAATCGAAGCACGATGCGTCTGGATATGTATCGTGCTTTGCTATTTTACATTTATAAGTATTTATTATAAATATTTATAAATGAGTACTGAATTTAAACTTGATTTGGATGCTTCTGAAAAAGATGATATTAATATAAATCTTAATTTAAATGATATTCCTGAAAAGGATGATTCCGAATTTCCTGAACATACACCACTAATTCCTTTCGATGCTCAGAAAGAAAGAGAAAAAGAAGAAGCCAGAAAGTTAGCAAAGAAACTACGAAAGGCTGCTGGTAATATTGAACCAATAATTGTAACGAAATTAGGTAAAGTAAAAAAAGCCAGTGAGTTAACAATTGAAGAACAGGAAGATGAAATTGTTCGTTGTGCTGCAAATCCAATTTATTTTATTGAAACATATTTAACAATCTTTGACCAGACCCAAGGTGCTGCTGGTATGATTGTACCGTTCAAATTATTTGATTTTCAGAAAGAATTAATTAAGAGTTATCAAGAAAATCGATTTGTTGTTGCCAATAAATATCGTCAGGCAGGTGTTTCAACATCAACATGTGCATATATTGCTTGGTACGTTATGTTTAATAGAAACAGAGCAGTTGCAATCGTTGCAGATAAACTGGAAACCGCAACAGGTGAGTTAATGAGTGACGTTGTTGACTTTATTGAAAACTGTCCTTCATGGCTTAGACCAAAAACTGGTAGAAATACCGAAAAGAATCTTAAAGATACACAAAAACTCAAGATTTACGATAACGATTCAAAACTTGGTGCGTTTGCATCCAAGACTTTGCGTGGTATGACACCAACATTATTGTTCTGGGATGAAACTGCATGGGCAGAGAAAGGAGATAAGTTTTGGACGGCAGCATTACCTTCATTGGTGACTGGTGGTCGTGCAATCATGGTTAGTACGCCTTCTGGACTTGATGCGGTTTTCTATAAAACATTTGATGGTGCAAGAAAAGGTGAAAATAACTTTCATGCCGTTGAACTCTGGTGGTATAATGACCCAAGATATAATAAAGATTTGGTTTGGCTTAAGAATAAAGGGAAAACAAACGAAATCAGATTAGAAGATAATGGTAGAACACATAAACAACGAAGTCAATTAGTTGAAGATGGATGGGAAGCAAGTAACGAATGGTTTGATGAACAAATTCGTAATGCTAACGGTGATATGCGTAAAGTTGCTCAAGAGTTATTATGTTCGTTCTTGGGTTCTGGTGATAACTTCATTGCCGAAGAATATTTAAAACGAATACAAGATAACGAAGTGCTTCCACCGTTACGTCAAGAATATCTTGATAATAATATGTGGGTTTGGGAAGACCCAATTGTTGGGGAAGACTATATAATGGCGTTGGATGCGTCACCGGGGCATGGCGAAGATAATTCAACACTTAACATGCTGAAAACCACTGAGATTATTGAAGAAAAAACTGTTACCAAAAACGGAAAAACAAAGAAAGTAAAAATAAAACGTCATAAAGTTGAGCAAGTTGCTGAATATTATGGTAAAATAAGTCCACAACAACTTGCCGAAATTGCATATCAATACGGTAAACGATATAACGATGCATATTGTGTTGTTGACGTTACTGGTGGTCATGGTGTTCATACTGTTGAGAAAATGTTAGAGATTGGTTATGAAAATGTTCATTATGCCGAAGTTGCACATAAACCGACAAGAGATAGATTAAGCGGTTATATTAAAAAAGGTCAAAAAGTTATGCCTGACGGTGCGGTTTCTAACGTGGATTTAATCCCCGGATTCTTCATCGGAAACAACCGACCTTCTGTTGTTCTTGAAATGCAAAGAGCAATTCATTTGGAAGATGTAATTATTAGGTCATCCAGATTATTAAGTGAATTAAAAACTTTTATTACTGTTCCCGGGAATCGTGTAGCCGACCACAAGCGTAGTTTCCATGATGATAGTATTATGGGATTGGCTATTGGTTTATATGTTCTTAATTTTGATATGGTGAGATTTAAACAGAGTAAAGGAATTACAGAAAAACTTTTAAATTCAATTATCACATTAAATGATATTTCTGAAATCGGAAAAAGAGAAGGTATTAAGAATAAACCAATGATTTCACCAAACAGTGTGTCGACATTAAATCCATATCAAGCAAATGCATGGTTATTTACTGGAATAAAAGATAAAAACAAAAGTTAGAATGTATTTATAATCAACTGACTTTTTCAGTTTATTGTAGTATTTATAAAAAAGTATAAAAAATTATAAAAATGGCTGGCGAAAAAGAAAATAAAGGAACGGTATATCAACAACTTAATAAAATGCTGAATCTCGATGGTATGGGATTTCAAGACGTACAACCATCAATATCACAAAGCACACCATCAAGAGAAAATAAGATTGTTATTAAAGGTAATACCCCTGAAGAGATTCACAAAAAAGGTTTGGAATTAGAACAAAAACGTGAACTTCAGAATAAATATTTCCGAACAACAGACAGAGGTTTTCAAAAGGCATTACAATACGAAGCAGCAAGACTTCCAGCATATATTGATTATGAGGGTATGGAATATTACCCAATCATTAGTAGTGCGTTGGATTTATTCATGGAAGAAGCAACAACCATCGGTTTAAATGGAAAAATGTTAAATGTTTATTCAAGTAAAGAAAGAATAAAGAATTTACTTGAAGAATTTTTTTACGATACGGTTAATGTGAACGTAAACTTACCTTTCTGGGTAAGAAATACTGTAAAATATGGTGATAATTTTGTTTTACTTTATGGTGAACGTAAAAAAGGTATTACTCACGTAAAACAATTAGTTAATTATGAAATTGAAAGATTTGAAAGAATTCAAAACGGTAAACCATTAGTTAAATTTAAAGAAAGAATGACTGGTGACGAATTCAACGTATTTGAAATCGCACATTTCAGATTATTGGGTGATGACAAATACTTACCATATGGTTCATCGGTTTTAAATAAAGTCAGAAGAGTATTTCGTCAATTAGTAATGGCTGAAGATGCTATGCTTACCTATCGTATTATTCGTGCTGGCGAGAAAAAAGTATTTAAAATTGATGTTGGAAATATTGATGAAGATGATATCGAAGAATACATCTACAAAGTTGCAACAAAATTCAAAAAAACGTCACAAGTTAATCCAAATGATGGACAAATTGACTACCGTTTTAACATATTAGGTAATGACGAAGATTATTTTCTACCAGTAAGAAATGCAAATACACAAACTGGTGTTGAAACTCTCCCCGGTGCTTCAAACCTCGACCAAATTGCTGATATTGAATATCTTCGTGACAATTTATTTATCGGACTTGGAGTTCCTAAACCGTTTTTAAGTTTTCAAGATGCTGCTGGTGCTGGAAAAAACATGGCACAATATGATATTAGATTTGCAAAAAAAATTAATCGTATTCAGCAAGCCATGATTCAAGAACTCAATAAAATGGCAATGATTCATTTGTTTTTATTGACTAATCCAAGTACACAGCAAGAACAATTAAAAGCAGAATTGTTAAGAGAAAAAGCACAAACATATACTGAGTTAACACGTGCCGAAGGTGGTATTGCTGCAATGTCACATACCAATGCTAAGAGAATGATATTTAATATGAGTGATAGAGAAATTGTCGATGACTTGAAACAACAGAAAATGGAAAAAGTTGTTATGCAAGAACTTCAAGATTCACCAGTTACAATTAAAAAATCTGGTTTGTTTACCGATATTGATAAAAGATTTGGTGAACCAATTGAAGGAATGCCAATCACTGGTGGAACTGAAGGTGGTGCTCCACCTCCTGCTGGCGGTGCTCCACCAATGGGTGGTGGTGATGCAATGGGTGGATTACCACCAATGGGCGCACCTGAAGGTGGTGCTCCAGACTTAGGTGGGGGTGCAACGGGTGGTGCGGGTGCTCCACCAGTAGGCGGTGCTCCTTTAGGTGGGGGTGCTCCGATGATGGAATCCAGACGTAAGTTAACTGAAGACGAATATAATCAACAAATCGAAAAACTTGTGTTTGGAACATCACAAATGCCCGAAATGAAAAATGAAATCAGACAAAAAGAAATCATTCAGGAAAATAACAAAATCAACGATAATTTAAATAAAAAAGCACAAGATATGATTGATGAAATTGATAGTTTGTTAGAAAACCGTAAAACTATCAACACATCACAAAAAATTAATGAAACACAAAACATTGATATTGAAGATATTGAAGATATTGACTTAAGTGAATAATTTAACTAATTTGCTAATATAATTAATGAAGCATACATTTATAATTAATTAGAGTATTTATATTAAATCGAATTATATCATATGAAAAACATCAACATAGGAATTGCTAATTTGATAGTTTCAAGCAAATTAAAAGATTCATATCTCAACAACGATTTGATTGAAGAATCAAAGAAGGTTGCTTTTAATTTTTTTGATATTGTTAAAACATCCCCTATCTTACAATTAGAATTCAAGGTGTTTAATAATATCGATAATAAACACATTGAAAACGATTCATTGGCAACACGTTATATTGATAATAACATTAAATTGTTTGAAGTATATACTATTGATGAAATCAATAAAGAACATGAAAAATTAGGTGTTTTTCTTACCGAAGGTACAATTCCTGATGACGATGAAAAAATTCAATTGTACACAGCAATTGATAACTTGATAAGAGAATCACTCAGTGATTATGATAAAGTTGATGTCGATGACATTCATGAATCTTTTAATGTTGTATTAACTCACATTAAAGAACCAAAAAAAGTTTTGATTGAAAATGTTAATGTTGAACCAATTGACGAAGAAATTATTGAAATTGCTGTTGATAAGTTCAACGAGAAATACGATTCGCTTAATGAAGACGATAAGGCTTTGTTAAAAACACTTATTAAATCAAATAATAAAGAAAAACAAGCACTTCTCGAAACCTACAAAACCGAGACCCTGCAAATATTAGAAGGCATAACTAAAGAAGAATCTAAAGATTATGTTGCCAAAGCCATTCAGAAAATCAAAGAAATGGTTTATAATCGAAAAGATGTTGACGACAACATAATTGGACTTCATGAATTTAAAAAAGAATTGCTATAATAATCATTTATATTTAATCTAAAATAACCACTAATTTTTTAAATTAGTGGTTATTTTTTTATGCTTTATTA